TCCAGTTTTCGTACCACGAGCCACCCGCTGCAATCAGAGAAACACAGCAACAACATATTAGCAAAATAATTATGATTATGACCGTTGAATTTCCCTCCATATATAATATTGTGATAAAATAATGGAGCGTCTAGTAGTTGTAGATTCGAAAGACAGGGATATGAATGTTTATCCTGAAGGAAATAATTATGTAATTCATTTATCGTCACATATAAAGAACATTTCTCGGGTCGACCTTGTGAGTGCACGTTTACCTAATACAATATACAACCTTACATCTACATCAAATGTTATGACAGTCGGGACCTCGAACATTTCTTTGACTGCAGGGTTCTACGGTGCGGGTGGAATTTCTATGGCACTTACGAGCGCCGGTTTGACTACCGCGTATCTTTCCAGTGAAGGAAAATTTATGTTTTCTTCTGTTTCTCCTTTTAATATCAATGTAACATCTTTAGAATTTGCAATAATGCTCGGAATGAATTTAAATTACATTTATTCCGGAACACTGGCAACCTCTACTGACCCGGCTTACAACGGACAATACATATTACGGTCTGATAAAATTGTAAATTTATCAATTAACGAATTTGTATATCTTGACATTGATGAACTGCGAACCCCTTCCCATGTTTCTACAGGTTCTTTAGTTGCAGGGACTGATACCGTGACGGGCTCGAATGCGGGAAGGTCCTTTGCGCCCATAATTATGGACGTTGGTTCTGCATGTATAAAAAATTTCAAAGAGACTGAATATAAAATTTCTGTGACTTATCCTGAACCCATAGGGACGCTGTCACGTCTTACGGTTAGATGGTACGACAGGAACGGGTCTCTTTTAAATTTCAGAGGCCTAGAAACGAATGCATTTGTTCTTCGGATTCACACTGAAAGGGAAATTAGACTTCCTACTTTACCACCAATAGAAGAGGTTGAGATGAAGAGATTTGTTGAAGCTGTTCAAATTGAAAAACCTCGTGAAAAGAGGAGAATACCGTGGACTCTCATAGCCGTTCTGATTCTTCTGGGGTTCTTTGCGTATTTCAACTTGTCACGTCGAAATGTTAATTAACTTTGCAAAATTTATCGACTTCCCATGCTTTTGGTTCGTCGTCGTCTGTTTCATACTCTTCTTCTGAAACAAACGTCGAGTATTTTGAAACTCTATAGTCACCTTCGTCTTCAGAATCTTCAATTTCAATTTCAAAAATTTGAATCTGACTCATCTATAGCCTTTTTCATTATTATTTCTGCAGGAGTTTCCGGCTCCCATTCCGCCCACGTTTCTTCGCATATGTTCATCTTTGTAGCCGTTTCATCTTCTCCTTCGTATCTAGACCACTCCTCCTCTCCCTCCTCCTCGTCCTCCTCGTCCTCCTCGTCCTCTTCGTCGTAAATCTCGGGGTAAAGAGATCCAATTTGTTTACCTAGAACATTTCTCGCTGAAAACATTAGACCCATTCGAATGTCACGAGCAGTCACCTCTTCTCTCCCGCATGCGTTCGCGTAGTGAGCTGCTAGTACTGTTGCAGATTCAATCACTGGTAGAAGTACGTCGTCCATTATGATTCATAATTAGAAAACAATACCTCTGCATTTCCACGATTTACATTTACGAAATTATACGCCAGTGCATAAATTCGTATATACAGGTTTCCAGAATTTTCTACGAGTTTGAAATTGAAATTCTGATTTATAATTCTCGAAAAATTTACATGAGTCGTTGGCTGATCTGATTGAGGATCTATGCTAAAAGAATACATGTAGAAAAGCCGATCGGGTTGTCGGGTGTGAAACTCGAGAGGCTGAATCATCCTGAGAAACGTGGGAGTCCCAACTTCTGAAGAAATGTGAGTCACGTTGTTAAAATCGAGAGACATGCTCACAAGCTTGTCATCTTTTCCGTAATCGTATCCCAATGCAGAGTCTTCCTGAATAACAATGAATATTTCCTTTACAGGATTTGAAAATTGTGTTTTGCACATTGCCTGTGTGACTCCGGCTGGAACGAAAAACTGTTCCAACTGACAGTGCTCGTTTAGATAAATACTATTGTTATTTTTTATAAAATTTCTTTCAGGTTTATCAAGATATACATATTCTACGTAAAGTGATGCATTTAGGGAGACAGATTTGGTCACCGACGGACAAAACTTGCTGACTGGATTGAATCCAATTCTCACAATTACAGGTGAATCAAATGCACATGCCGGCAATCCTTTTTTAAGAATGTAAAAAGGTAATTCGATTGTATATGTCTGAAGACCTGTATAAACATTTGAAAGATTCTTGCCAACCAATTTTGAAAGTGCAAATTGTTTGCTCGCTGAAATTTCTAAATCGTTTTTCATTTCTATGAACTCTCCCCATTGGCGATCCACCAATTGATTTCCTATGTAAAGATCTGCGAAATTTACCATTAATGTCCCGGCTGAATCTAAAATGTTTGATGTTCCAAACACTCCTGGATTTTGAATTTTTAAATAAATTTTTGAAATAATGTCTCCAGATTTTGGAAGATGTACAAATGTTTCACCTCCAAAATACTGGCCATCCGGGTCAAAAATAACCTCGTCTATTCTTGTAGACCACTTTGTCGTCCTTTTGTATAATTCTCTAAAGTAAGTAACTTCTGGATTGTTGCTAAGGTAAACAGCCTCCTGTCCAAGGCTTGCGAGCGCTGTGCGACCCGACATTCTATATTCTAGGGAGAAATAAACATCAAGCCCCCTAGCCCGTCTGATATTCTCAAGACGTTTTTAGATACAGCCGTCACTCTGAGCTGCTTTACGGGTGACAAATTAAAAAAATCTATATCCAGCAAAACCTGTCTTATGCGACTAAAGTTTATTGGATTATTAAAAACTTTCATGTAAAAATTTCTAGATGGAAAATTTACAAAATTTTCAAAAGGTTCGATGACTCCAAGCTGCGTAGAGTCTGTCAGGCGTTTTGTAACAATATCTTCTCCGTTGAATTTTATTCCGAAATTTTTAAGACTGTCGTTCGACCAATCATACGGGACACTCCCCTCGACCTGAATGACGAAGAACAGTGTAGAGATTGGATTCTCAAATATAATTTCAAAATTTCCATTATTAATAATTTCAAAATTATTATATTGATATTGATCTATTACATATTCCAGAGTAGCAGACGACATCCATTTAATCTCTGATTCGGTGAGGTACACGTATTCTACTATGAGAGTCGCGTTGACGGGGCTGTCGCTCAGTTGTACAGAAGTCAAGGATTGGAGGGGTCTCAGAGTTACCCATATTTCTACGTCTTGCCTGTTTAGGATTGATATTGGCAGGTATGATCCAGAATTTCCATAAAAATAAAAAGGTAAATTTACATAATAATCTCTCCCGTAAGCAATAGATGTGTCATTTTTTCCAGTCAAAAGCGACAGGGCGGGCTGATTTTCGTACGGAACGTTCAGATCGTTCCATATTTCTATAGCCTCACCCTCCAATTTCTGTATAGTCTGTCCCCCTATTTTGAGTTCTGCATTTTCGATTGCCCATGTGCCGACCGAATCGTAATAATGATATTGTTTGTAATCGTTGGGAACTGACGGAGAAGTTGCAGGATAAAACCATAAAAAGTAATCCCCTTCTCTACCCGTATAACTTGTAAAAAGTGTAATAGGGGCTGTATCTATTCTTAAAAAATTTTGACTTTGTGCTGGAAGTGTTAGTAAAAAATTGTATTGAACGTTTGAAAAACCGATTTCACCAGGTATATTACTTGTGAGAACGTATGTCCCGGGTTGATTAAATGTTATGTAAGAATTATAGTAACTGATAAAATTTTCAACTCCTGATAGACGTAAAGAATTGAAATCTATCCTACCTTCATATATAAATCCTTGAAATAGTAACCCGTTGAGAGGTAGAATAAATCCTCCGTTTGGATATTGTTCATCAGGGGCAAGTGCGAGGTATTTCAGGTTTATGAAAGATGATACTTGCAGAATATAATCGTTGTTTGTATTTATTCTTATGCTATAACGAAATGTTATTGAATTTGAGACTGGAAAGAATAGTTCATTTGTTATTGTTGTATTGTAGCACGGTATGCTCATCAGAACAACTTCAGAAGAATCCAAAAGATCTACAGAAATAATAGGAACGTCAGACTCAAATACACAAGACATCAAATAGTATCCGTCATTCCGGACATTAAAAGAAGTGTTGGTATCTGGTTGGAAATCTTCACCGTATATAGAAAATATTGTAAAATCCAGGTAATCTCCTTTACTATAAGTAAAGGGGTTCTGTGAATAAAGGCTAGAATCGCATTGTTCTATAAAAATATAATCGGAAGGGGTGATTTTACCATATGAATAAATATAAAAACATGGATAAGTATTATCGAAATAATCTGTATATACACCGCTTATAGAGTTCTTAAGTGTATCATAAACAATGGGGTCTCCGTCCAAAGGATTAAATGAACTACCTACCCCGAATCTAAAACTTGCTCGAATGGTATATGTTCCTTTGTTAGCTACATTAAACCTGCCACCGGGTGTTATCGTCCAATTTGTCGGTTCATCTACTTTTATAAATTTGCTCAAATCAACGTATTTTGGTGGAGGATATGTATTATTTTGTGGCCGTAAAATCAAATCCTGTTGAGTGTCTACATAAAGCCCGGGGCTCTTTATCCATCCCGCCTGTTCGAGCGTGAAATCTGGAACGTTTCCAAACTCGTAAGGAAAACTACTTTCAAAGTCTACTGAGACTGGATTTAAAATATCAAAACCAAGAAAAATTGCAGTAGATTCTTGTGTGAAAATTTGCGTTCCTTGAAATGTAAACTTGTTGGAATTTTGATCGTATGACATAAAAAGCCCATATGCCCACTGCTGCATACTGTACACGTTCGAAGAATACGGCTGATTTGCCTTACATGTAGATAGACTATATTTAAAGTCATCAATTACAAAAGTTATCTTGTCTAGTGAAAATGGTTGAAACCAATCACCTCCATAAACAGCCAAAGGTGGTAGAGACAGTTTAAGGGTCGTGGCTCTTATGAGATCTCCTTTGACGGGTATATTTACAATGTTTGTCTGACCCATGTTTATTCCATTCCCTTTAAAAGGTATTTCGAATGCTTCTAATGAAAATGCACTGTGTCTTTTGTAAACACCCGAGTAATATGTTAAATCTGGGGTTCCAGTGAGGTACACATCCTGTTGACCAAGTGCTGCCAACTGGATGAATCCAGATGACATGTCTAATAAATGCATATACTTTTGTCAGACTGCGCCCCGCGCACTGTTCATTTATATATTGAATACATTAATGACACTGAATCTTAAGAAATTCGATCCTAGTACAATGAGCGACGACAAGGTTTGCATTTTCATAGGAAAGAGAGGGACTGGAAAATCTACGCTTGTTACTGACATTTTATGGTACAAGAGAAACCTCCCCGCGGGCATAGCAATGTCAGGTACTGAAGACGGGAACGGACATTACAAGCAGTTTATCCCTGACATTTTTGTTTATTCCGACTATAATGCAGGTGCACTAGAAAAACTCATAGAACGTCAAAAGAAGCTCACTATACAAGGAAAGGCGAGCCCCGTTTTTGTTCTAATGGATGACTGCATGTACGATAGATCTTTCATGAGAGATGTCGCGGTTCGACAACTTTTCATGAACGGCAGGCACTGGAAAGTATTCTTCATGATGACGACTCAATATGTAATGGACATGACCCCTATGATTAGAACGAACGTGGACTATGTGTTTGCTCTTCGCGACAATGTCCGACAAAATCGTGAAAATCTTTACAAGGCTTTTTTCGGAGTCTTTCCAAACTACGACACTTTTTCACAGGTGATGGATTCGTGCACTGAAAACTACGAATGCCTCGTTCTTGACAACACTTCAAAGTCTAATAAAATATCAGATTGTGTGTTTTGGTACAAGGCGCCTATAAGAAAAAATTTTAGAGTGGGATCTCCGTCGTTTTGGCAATATCACCAAAGGTTTTACAACCCGAGGCACACTGCACAGAAGCCCGAAATTGCTGTGAAGAGAAAGGGTGGAAGTATAAACATAAAAAAGAATTAATGCGTGTGATTCCGAATCTAAAATTAATAATTTATATAAATGGAAACATACGATCCTATGAGCGAGTCTACTCCTATAACCGATGTTCCTCAAAATGTGGAGATTTTGTCTCCAGAAAAAAACGTTGATGAAGATCAAATGGCAGATTTTTCAAGTCCTATCGACGAAGTGATTCCTGGCCCAGGCCAGATGATTCAAAATGAAATAATGGGCCCCCCTAGCATGCTAGCCCCTAGCAACCAGGCTCCTAAAAAAAAGGCGCAGTCCGGAAACCCTTTTGGTCTGACAGACGATCAGTTTCTTGCTCTCATCGCTGGCGTGTCAGCTGTAATTACATTTTCTGAGCCCGTTCAAGGGAAACTGAGCTCGTTCGTTCCAAAATTTTTTAGCGAGTCAGGAAAGCACAGCATTACAGGAATGATTGTATCGGCTCTCGTTGCTGCAATAGTATTTTATTTCGCAAAACAATTTATTAAGGATCGTTAATGACATCTCCACAGTAATTCTTTTTTCCGTTTTTCACGTATATCCCGTTTTTAACGGCCAGTTCTTTCAGATTTTTAAAATTTTCCCAAAATTTATCAGAGTGATCGTATTCTTCGACCGTCATGTGAGCTAATTCATGAAGAAGAACGTATGTTGCTGAGTTTATATCGTCTCCATCAAGGCAGATGTAAATTTCATACCCCTTGTTTATGTTTGACCCTATGACACCGTCTCTTTTTCCAAAAATACCTGTTAATATAGCAGGTTTTAAAACTGGGTGCCACACGGGGTCACCTGTAGCCCTGAGCATGTCAAGGGTTGACCAGTATTTTACTTTTAATTTTTCTAGATTAGAATTTATAGGACTAAAAATTACAATAATTATCCATGCCACTATCGGTGCCAAAATTTTCCACATTCTTATCATTACGAAAGACAAATTTCGTGTACATGTCTGAAATTAATCCGTTGGATCGTATCATCATAGGTTCCCATGAAATATTTTTAAATTTTAATTTTGAAAATTTAAAAATTAAAATGTCCCCGTCCATTATCGGTTCTTTCCTGAATTCTCCCTTGTAAAAAGGTCCGTCTGTTAATTTTATCATTGCATGACTGGAAAAATTTTCAATTATATTTCCTAATGAATCTTTGAAAATTCCATTTGGGTGACACATTGTTTCTATCCTGATTTTCTCGGGTGCAATTCCAATCACTATTCCACCTGGTTTTACATTTCTCGAAATTGCTTCTAAAGATTCATCCAAAGTCTTTTCGTCTAAAAATATATAATGAATTGAAAAATTATAACATATTACGTCCCATTGCCCTTTGACATTTCGTATGTCACATGGTTCCATAAAATTTACATTATATTTAATGTCTAATGATCTTTGGTAAGCCTCTTGAATTGATTCCAGGTCTGGGTCGATTGCATATAAAACAGCCCCGACGTCTTTCCATTTTTTTAGATCCCCGCCTCTACCACACCCGCAATCTAGAACAGACGAACCTGGCTTCACCCATTTGGTTATGAACTCTCTTTTACAATTGTTGTGTAATTTTCTAAGTTCTTCCATTACTTAAAAGAATAGAGTCCTTTCCTTTTATATGGCTACTCTAGAGAGTGATTTGACCTGCATTCCTGGCCAGTATTTTGCATGTATTTCACTCGTCGGCCCCGATTGCCCTCAAAAGAATGAAAAGTTTGGATTAAAGATTCGAGGATGTTTCCCGACGCGCGAAGAGGCGGCGACTCACGCGAAGCGACTTCAGCGCGAAGACGCTACATTTGATATTTACGTCGTTGACATGTACAAGTGGCTTCTAATCCCCCCAGACCGCGACTCTATCGATGACGTTCATTATCAGGATGCCAAGCTGGAGGAAATCATGACAAAGTACCGAGAGAACCAATCTGCGGCTGCTTCAATGTTCGAGAAGAGAAAGCGTGACATGGTCGCAAAGCCTCAAGCCGGAGATTTTCCGTATATAGACCCTTCGGATGAAAACAGCAAATACTATACAAAGCCAGATGTTCCCCCTATTCCTCACCCAGCAGACCTTCTGGAAGACCTAAAGAAGGAATTTCCAGATGCAAATATGAATGAGCTTGTCGCAAAGGCGGACATTCGCGTAGCAGCAGAGGTGATGCGTCGCAGAATTTCTGCAGAAGGCGAGGACGTTCCCACTGTTCAGTAAATAATGAACAATAATATAAATGATAGTACTCGCAGTTATATCGGTGATTATGATTTCGATATTGATATATGCAATAATAATAAACTTTTTGCCTGTAATAAATCAACCTAAAAGTAGCAGTCAGTTTGATGTATTCAGGGACATGGAGCCGTCTTCTCAAATCAGGGAGAATGCATGGGTAGGTTTTTTACAAGATGACGTTCATCGCACGTCCGGTGGTTCGTACGGAGATTTCACAGGTAACGAGACGACTAAAGTCCGCGTTTACCCTCTTTGAATTACAATTGGTCTCATACTAACGAATACCACGCCAATCACAATTCCAATTAAAAGGATTGTGATTGGATTTACATTTTTAAGAATGTTATTCTGTTCAGTCGGTTGAATCTCCTCCGGCGGTTGTTCCTCCATTTGTACTTTCATTATCGCTCTCGCTTTTATCTGGAACTACAAAATCTTTTAAATTCCCATCTTCATCGGCATCGGCATCGTCGTCTTCATCGTATTCTTCTGATTCGTATTCAACGTCAGAATCTACATTAGACGAGTCTGAACTGTCGTAGTCTCCCATTCCGTAGTCGTCTTCGACCTTTTCTACGGGCACGTACCTTTCAGGGGGTTTTGAAATTCTTCCGTATCGAGTTCTATTGACCGTGAGATTTGACTGTGCTTGGAGTGAAGTATCCATCTTCTGGATAATCATCAAACGTTTCGTTTAAGTACCTTGGAAAGAATCTAATTCCATTTTTAATTGAAACTTGATTTATTTTCAATTCTCCTTCAATTCCTAGATCGTTTGCAATTTTATTAAGTTTTTCTTGAACATTTTCGTCTGTTGAGGCAAGACCAATGTCTCTTATATTTTCAATTGCATTGTACAGAAATTTTACAGACTTTTCTAAATCTGTAAAATTTTCAAACCCGTTAATGTTTTTCAGAAAACGACTCCAACTTACCGGGTCCAGACCCGAATACGGGTGAACCACCTTCTCGTACTTCTGAAACGTTTTCTTCGGGCCTATCGGGAAGAACATCCATAAAAAAATCAGAAATAGTATTATCCATAATATCGACATTTTTCAATTGTTCTACTATAGTAGGAGGAAGATTATGCTCCTGACCCGTAAACTTTGAGCATTGATCATCGAAGCATCGCTGGCAGATACGCCCTGACATTATAGAAAACCAGACATGATTCGACTTGTGGTCACGTTTTATATTTTCACAAAACTTTGAATCGGTCTGTATGTACCAGACATTCTGGTCGTGCCTCTGTATCTTCTTGACCCTTGAATTCTTCTGACCGTACATGTATTTATTTATGAATCCTTCAATTCCATTAATGTGAATTGGTTCAGATTTTTTTAAAACTTCAGAGTCTTCTACTCTGATCGAAAAGAGTTTGAGTATTTGCGGGCTTGGTTCTTTTGAAAACTCTTGACCGTCGAGGCTTCTCCACGGTATGTACGGATCTCCAGACGGTTTTTTGTGGGACCAGAGCATTCTGAGACCAGATCCGGCATATACCGAAGAGTCGATTATGTTCTCCCACGGTCCTTCACCGAGTGCGATTATAACTGTAGTTCTCAGTTTCAGAGCTTCCGTTCTGTCCACTATAATGTCTGGCCAGTGAATGTGCACTCCAGTCTTTATTCCTTCTTTCACGGGCCTAGGTTTTGTACGGGCAATGAGACACCGCGAAGGCCTTCCTATACATTCGTTAATTATAGAACAAAATTTTAGAACGTCATCGTCTTTCAACTTTTCAGCATCTTTATAGTCAAAATCAATAAAAAATCTGAAACGTTGTGTTTTTTGCTCGACTACGTAAAGTTTAGTTCGTAGATTAATTGTAGAGACGTAATTTTCGAAAAAGTCGTCTGTTTCTTCGCGAGGAACATTCAGGATTCCCCCGTCCATGAGCAAATGTGTAGCCTGTCCACTTGGGACTCTCCATTTATAAACCATTACATTATAGATGGTTTATTTCTCTATTTATTCTTCATCTGAATCGTTTGCCGTGAATGACCAAAAAGGTTTCTTTTCCTTTTTAGGTTTTTGTGAAATTTCTGACTCGATTTTTTCAATTTCGAAGCAGAGGCGTCTAAGTGTCATTTCTTTTGCGAGTTTTTCTGGGTCGGAACCATCCTTTCGAAGACTCACTAGAGTATTTGCGAGATCAAGTTTAGAACGAGTCATTTATAAATTTATACATCTTAATTTTATAAATTATCCCGCAGGCGTTCCTGTGTATTAAAATATGTTTTTTCATTAATTAGGGCTGCATAAAAATCTGGATTGTCCAGTACATTCGTCCTAATCATCTGCCACATGCTCGGGCATTTTGAAATCGTTTCTAGGGTCTCGAAAGAACACTCGTCGTTTTCGTCGTAATTCCTTCGGTAAGGAACCTTGCTCATTTCCATTTTCATTTTTTCATTTTTAAATTGCTGGACAATTGCCGAATGTTCAATTTCTGTAATGGGAAGATCGAAAATATAAACATTATATGTACTGAGAGACGCTACGCCGTCGTCAATGTCCCTCTGTTCAGGAATGTCAGTAACAAATTTAAAACAAGAGTAGTACCCTTTCTTTAAATTTATAGTTCCGCGTGTCTCTTCTTCAAGTTCCCTGATTGCACATTGAATCGGATCTTGAATCTCTCGTCTGCGACACCCTCCTGTTATGAAAGTCCATTCCTTGTACCTTTTGTCTTTCACGACCAAGAAATGTCTAACTCCATTAATTGTACTCACTGGGATCGCCATTGCTTTGTGTCTTTCCCGTGTTGACATTTACTGTAATTTCGGGAGCAAAAAAATTCTGAAGTTTTCCTCGTCTTGGTTCGTACGTTGACAAAAATATAAAACATGCAAGAATTGCCCAGAATATCCAATGCATCCTAAATTAGCTCGCGTATAAAATTCCTCCAGTCCCGTTCTGAATGCGCAAGACGTTGTAGTTGACTGCGTACATGTAAGTCATCGGGTATTTTATGGTTGGGCAGAGGCCTAGAACTCCGTTAGGGAGAACAGGAGGGGTCACTATACGGAACGTATCGAGCCTGGAAAAGTTTAGAGTCCCTGTTGGCTGAAGTTTCGATGTATCTAGACAGTAAGAAATTATAGCGACGTTTGAGGTAGTACTATTGTGCATGTAGCCGAATGGGGTGTTGTAGTATTGAGGCAGGTCGACCCAATGGGGAAGGCCCCGGGACTCGCCCACGTCCACGCCATTAATTTGAGTTTTGAATTGGAAATTAGAAGAATTCAGAGAGTTTGTACCGTTCGAGTACAACTGCATGTAATTTTGAGATGGGAATGCTATGAATTTAACTGGCTGGGCAAATGCAAACTCCTGGGTGGGAGTGTTAGCTATGACGGCGCGCTGAACTTGGGTAACGAGCAGGTCGTGTGTGGATTTTGCAAACCAGTCGCGCTCGGCTTGATCAAGGTACACAAAGTTTGTCCAGCACTGCAACTGGAGAGACGAGTACGACGGGTTGGCGTACGATACAGTTCCCAAGTTGTTTACGAAAGAAATCGTAGTGTTCATAACGGTGACAGTGCTTGCAGCGGTAGGCCAGCTTACGGTAAGGGTTGGAGAATTCCAAGACGTTACACTCACCGGACCGGGCACGGGGAGACCAATCACGTACTGACCGGCTACAATAGAAGACCCCGAGATACTCGAGACACCCCCTATTGTGAACGATGCACTCGTGGCATTAACTATCGTTGGCATTGTTCCTATGATTTGAGCAGATGCAACAGGTGCTATACCAGCGAGTGGGCCCGTAAACGTAGCACTCCCTATGTTAGCGGCAGCAGTGTTTGAAAATGACACAATCACGTTCGAAAGGAATCCTTCACCGGTATATGGCACGAACGCGTTGGAGTAGGACTGGACGACTGCCAGGTTAGAGTACACGTTTGATGACGTTTGGTTGGCAAGTATCATTCCTGGGAAAATTGGCCCGGTCGTCTGTGAAAAAGAAACGTTTGCCAAGTTCGAGGAAAACGTGGTCACAGCCGAAACGTTACCATAAGAATTTGGAACTATAGATGGGCTCAGAACTGGGGACACGGTTGAAGTACCGGTGTTAACGTTTATAGAGTTGTTCAGATATGTTGACCACGTTATGCGAATTTCAACGTCATGATACTGAAGTGCAATGAGGGGAATGCAGACTGACCAATCTTTACAGAAGAAGAACTTTAAGGGGAGGAAAGAAGCCTTCTGGTTATTTACGACAGTAGAAACTGAATTGAGAGCACGCTGTGAATAAGAGTAAGCCCCTGTTACAGGCTCTATGTCCGTCATGTACTCGATATCGTGGGTATCTATTATTTGACCCCCAATTAAGAGTTCGAATTTATCAAAAACCTGTGTCCAGTCAAGGTTTGCAATTACAGAACCGTTTGTATCGACTGCTGTAAAGTAAACGTAACTGAGAAGGTCTCCCTTTTTCTCGAATCGAATCGTCGAAATTCCTCCAGCTGAAGGGGAACCCTGGATTATTTGACGTTCTACTGAATTTGCATAATGAGTGTACTTGCGATACGCTGACCTAAAAAAAGAAATCTCGGGTTTTCCCGTTAGCCACGTGTCTTGTTCACCTGTTGCAACGAGTTTCACAACACCTCCGCTCATTTATCATTGGTGTTATATTTTTTTATTAAACAATAGCGAGCGGTGGTAACGCCACGGGATTGTTTTCAAGTTCCTGGATTGCTACATCGAGTGAATGAGGTGTAGAATAAGGGTTGGCATGAGACTTGCGTTCGTTCAATTTATAAAATCGAGAGTCCACGTATTGCTGAACTCGTCCGCCTGTGGTTCCATTAATAGGACCTGGCGGGAAGGGCACTGTTTCTGAACGGAGCTGGGACATTGCTCCTATTACATTGACCGGATCATTTCGAACATTCATCATTCCCCCGTTCCCCGCCCTGTCTGGTTTTGACCTGTCACCGCTTTCACGGGTAAGACTTTTGTTTGTGTACGCCGTTTCTCCTCCTTCTGCGTAAGGCTGGTATATTCTGTATTGCGCGGGACCGTCTGAAAGAGTGTCAGATCTGGCACCCGTCTGCTGTCTTTTTGTGGACCTCTCTGTTTTTGAAAATTCCGGGCGACTTTCCGGTTTAGTTATAGCCCCACCTTGCCCCTCTGCCCTGCTCGGCATGGGTCCGTGAAATATCGTCTTCGAGTCTTTTGCCTCCTGGGTAACCAATCCCAAAGGAACGGGTCCTCCATTGGGGACAAAGAATGACGGGGTGCCATCTCGTCCTTCGAGCGTCGTGAGTTTTTCTTCGTTAATATTAGTTGGGAGTGCACGAAAAAATTGATGGAATCCACCTGCTGCTGCAACGTTTGCACTGTAGCCGAGTCCCGGTCCAACGTTAATCCTTTCTATGGGTTGAAGATTATTCATCTTGTTCGTAATGTATTCGCGCTCGTACATGTTATAAACTGGCTGTCCGTAAGGAAACCGGCCGTTATCTGCTGTAGAATCTTGAAGGGACGGAACGGCTTCTTTCGGGGCAAGGCGCCAGTCTCCAACTCGTCTGCCAAAGTCAGGATTTGTGTTTCGCAGATCGAATGCATCCTTCTCGTGATCTCTAGGGTTGGACATCATGTCCACGTCCTTTCTGGTTATGGATGATCGGGTGGTTGAAGGCACCGAAACTGGATAAACGATCGAATCTGGATCCTTTTCACTCAGTTTCTTACCTGCAAACACAAGACCGACTATTGCCGCTATTGCGAGTGGATCCATATATTATCTATTTAGAAGTTTTTCCACGGAAATATCTTTCTGTAAATCTAGTATTCTGATCTTCTACAAATGTACTTATAGGGTCCCATCGCATCCACTGTATGGGAACTTTTTCGATATCGTAATAATTGTTAGGAAAATCATACGACCTTTCGGTCATATCCTTTCTCCACGTTGTAGTCGGTTCTGGGACAAGTTCATTCATTACATTTCCGATATCTTCTAGTGTAATCTGGGCGGGTCCTTGCCAAATTCCTTGTTCTAAAATATTTCTACTCGTCGTAAGAGTAGGTGCCATTATCATAGGGTTAGAAGTTATTTTTAACCACCAGCTCCGCTCCCCCCTCGTCCTCCTCGCATTTGTGTAACTTCTGGGAAATGGAAGTTGAAATTGTCAGGATCACATGCCATACCCCCCTGGTCTTTGCACATTGGTGAAAACTTTTTTCCAAAAGAAGCCTCTGCGAACCCCGTCTGATCTCCTGGAATTGTTGAAACTGGCATTGTATAAAAGTTACGCTCGGCGTCACGTATTCTTTCAAACGGATGAATGTCACTCCATTGCTGCTGAACCTCGGTGCGTACGCTAGGGTACCAAGCGGCCGATGGACGGTCCGGGTCATCTACATATTCATTCATCAACACGTTCCCCATGGGGTTGTCTCTGGTGGGAAGATGAACCTCGGGCTGAAGAAAACCTGGCCTGCGGTCGCTTGCAATGCTTTTGGTCCCGTCAATTATCATATTATTTTGCTGTAAATAATACAGAACCCCCATAAATAATATACCTAATGCGATAACGCGTGAATCCTGTTGAATTAAATATATTATAACTGTTGCGTATATTATGAACCTAGCAGTCGAAAGAGTTCGTTCGGTCGAAGACTGCTGAGAAGTAGGCCAGAAATTTAAAAGCCTGTCTGAATTAAATATTTGTTTTACATCCATTCCTATATTCTAGCGAGATTTTTTGTTTCCCTTTTTCCGAGGTGTCTGAGGGATCATTCCGGGGAAACCAGAGCCTCCTGAAAGCATTGACGCCAGCATGCTGTTCATCCCGGACATAATATCGAGATTGTTTCCTGGTTTGATGTTTTTAGCGCAACTTTCCGCAACAGCCTCAATCTGAGAAAGAGCTTCTGGGGGGAACATGTTTAGTGTTATAGAAATCATGTAAAGAGACGACAGCCACTGCCAGATTGCCGCCTTGTTAGAATCCTTGCATGACTCTTCGTGCCAGTGAATGTGAAGATTAAGACTCTTTGCAAACTCATTCTCTTCACAGAAGAATGAAGAATCCTTCGCCATGAGCTTCTGTGAAAAAGGAGACACCTGGGAAACGAAAGTCATATAAGAATCGGAACCTTCCCGTACCTTGGCCTTTGCTGCGTTAATCTCCGGATCGTCCGTCCAGACGTTGAGTATATCTTCGATAAACTGGCCCATCATTTCATTAAATGCTTTAATAGTTGTCATTTTGTATTATAAAAGGTAATATATTCCTTAACTAGAAAGGCTCGGTCAATCGAGATTCGTGACTTCCATGTGATTTACTTGTGAGAAAGTATACAAGTATGGCTACCAGAAAAGCAGGTTTAAAATATTCTGAATTCTTAATTTTCTCTCCTCCGTTGAGTTTGTTTTTCATGTAAACGTATCCGATTGTAATAGCGGCGGCTACAAGTGCGGCATTCATTGGATGTCTGAGCAGTTCTTCCATATGCAATTACTCAACCTTATTTATACGACTCGGTGTCCCGCGCTCTGGTATGTCATCGTCATCGAACAGGTTTTGACTCTCTGTGTTTACGGGCGTGGAACCCGGCACGGAAGGCGGTGTCATCGAGTTATTTACAGTTACTGTGGTATCGACTCCTTCTGG